TAAAAAGTTACTAATTTCACTTTCATCAAATAGTCTTCGACTCACAAAAAGGCGGAGGCGTGGATAACCTTAAAGGAAATCCGCAAATTCGCCACCCTTCCTCTTCTTCTCTTTAAGTTAGTATCTTTGGAATCGTCCGCATACCTTCTCATGAGAACTATCCAAGAGCTTGTAAAAGCTAATGGCTTTAAGTTTACTTTTATGTATCTTAAAGAAGCCTTTCGGCTTACAGTTCATGCATTAAGTGGTTCTCCTACTACCTCTGGTTTTGGAAACAAAATCCGAGTCGGTACAGATCCATGGGGTTTTCCACATATAATTCCATTACCGCTTAGACTCCCTTTGAGGGATGCTAAGTCTAATGTTGTTATATGTAGATTAGTCCTAACCCTTATTCAAATCTACCGTGTCTTTCCCGTTAAAACTTCGCCTGATTTAGGCTCTATCTTAGACCCTTTTAAGGGTGTAAGTAAGACTCTTCTTAAAGAAGAGGTTGCATTAGCGGTTAAGACCCTGGGTCTTCGTCTAAGGTTTTCAAGTTTCCGTGGGCTTATCTCTGAAAAGTCCGGACCAAATGGTCGAAGAGCTACATGGAATTCGCTTTGGGATGCTTTTGCATTCCTTCACGAACCTTATGTCCTCTTCAATTACTATAAGCTCGCTTATATAAGCAAGTCCTATTAGTATCCTATCTGGTTGTCCTTTATACTCCTTGTTGGAAGTCCATTCTACTTAATAGTAGTCTGTTTCAACCTCAAAGGGAGATCGTACCTTGGAAAACTTGGTGTAGTTTACGATCAAGCCGGAAAAGCCCGAATAGTCGCAATGGCTAATTGGTGGATTCAGATTGCTCTTAAACCACTCCATAAATCCATTTTTGGTTTTCTTCGAACTTTAGAAACTGATGGAACTTTTAACCAAGAGGCTCCTATTGATCGTTTGATCTCTAGGACACCCCTCGGCCAACGTTACTTCTGTTTCGACCTGACAGCAGCTACGGACCGTATCCCTGTGGATTTTCTTGTTCAGATCCTTTCTCTTTCTAGAGTTAGGGGTGATATTTGGAAAATTCTACTGGATATCCCATGGCTCTTCCGAGGGTGTACTTACAAGTATACCGTTGGTCAAGCTATGGGGGCTTACTCCTCATGGGGCATGCTTGCAGTGTTTAATCACATTGCAATTGCTATCTCCGCGAGGAGGGCCGGCTTAACTTCTCTCTTTTCTGAGTACGCTGTACTTGGGGATGACGTTGTCATTGCTAATGATGATGTCGCTCGCGAGTACCATGCATTGTTGCTATTTCTTGGTTTGGATATTTCCTTATCAAAATCATTAATATCGAAAGACATTCTTGAATTTGCTAAGAAATTGAAAGGCCCGGAAATGGTTCTGACCCCTTTAGGGGCCGGAGTCATACTTCAGTCTTTAAGACATAAGTATGCCATTGCCGTTCTCTTCTTAGAAGCAGTTAAGTGTGGATATCTCTCTACTTCCGCCTCTGTTCTAGAAGTCGCGAACTCATTCCCTAAATTAGGTAATGAGATCTTGACTATTTAGCAGGTTTGCTTCGGACTAACTGGACCGATTTCCATGAGCCAAATAGACCCTAATTAGGGAGTTTGGTTTTCACCACGGAAAGGGTTTAAACCCAGTTTAGAGCGATATACTTATCTTGAACGAATCGAGAGATTCATTTACGATAAGACGCTCGAAGCTTATAAAGATGTCGACAAGAATGAGGATCATTTCTATTCCAATTGGTTTAGAAATCTCTTCTTTCCTACCGGCAGCCTGCTAGGGATCATAGAGGCCCTACTTTTCTTCCTTTCGCCAGGTTTCTGGCTTTATGCTCTGTCTTTCGAGACAGTCAGGAAGAAACTAGTCCTTTCGATGAGGGCCATTATGGCCCCAAAGAAAGGCCTCTGGAGTGAGCTAATAGAACTCTTAGAAACTGAGACTTTACTCGGCTAGGATATTTCCTGGAGAGATAAGACTAAGTTGAAAGATTACTATACCAATCTAAAGAAACTTGATGCAGAAATGTACCAAGCTAAAGTAGATCTTATAGACAAC